TGCTCCTGGTATTGACAAACAAGATACTGCTGTCGGAGCAGAAGGTCGTTGGGTTGATTCTGATAATGTAAGATTTAGATATGGTCTACCAGAAAAAGTTGGTGGTTGGCAATCATTACTTAATGATTCTATTGTTGGTGTTGCTAGAAAACAACACGCTTTTGTAGATACTGAGGGTAATAGATATGTTGCACTTGGTACGGATAAATTTTTATTATTATATTTTGAAGGTCAACTTTTTGACATCACTCCTTTTAGATGTAACAATGCAGGAGTTGTAGATTCTTTTACAAGTTCAACATTAGCAACGAATAGCACATCAGTTAAAACTTGTACAATCACAACAAGCACAGATCACGATTTATCTGTTGGAGATATTATAGAATTATCATCAGTTACTTTACCAAGCGGCACAGGATTAAATGCAAGTGATTTTGAAGATAAATTATTTCAAGTATTAACTGTACCTACCCCTACAACATTTACAATAGACTCTTTAAATCAAGCATCCGCAGTTATATCAACAGGTGGTAGTATGACTGTTAAAGTTTATCAACCTGTTGGTCCTGCAGCACAAACTTATGGTTATGGTTTTGGTATTGGAAACTATGGTGGTACAATTACTGGTGCTTTAACAACAACTCTTAATGGAGCGTTGCTCGCGGATACAGCTGGTACAGGTGGATCCGGGACAGCAATAACTCTAACATCAACGACTGGTCTTCCAACAACAGGTACAATAGCTGTTGCTAATGAATTAATTACATACACAGGTATCGCCGGATCTGACATTACAGGTATTACTAGAGGAGCGTTAGGCACAGCAACATTTGGCACATCGAACGGACAAGCTCACAGTAGTGGTGCAACAGTTACAAACGCTACAAACTTTTCTGGATTTGGTAGTGCAGTTGAAGCGTCATCAGTAACACTAGAACCAGGACTTTGGTCATTAAGTAATTTTGGTGAAGTATTAGTTGCAACAATTGCAAATGGTAAAACTTTTACTTGGAACGCAGGAATTACAGCTAGACTTACAACAAGAGCTTCTATGTTAACATCTGGTTTTGAAACAAGAATAGATGCAGCTACAGATAGTGGTAATCCTACAGCTACCAGAGTTACATTAATATCACCAACAACAAGACACTTAATTCATCTTGGAACAGAAACAACTATTGGAAGTCCTGACACACAAGATGATATGTTTATAAGATTTTCTGAAGATGAAAATATAAATAAATATACACCACAAGCAACCAACACTGCAGGGACACAAAGATTACAAGATGGTACAAAAATTATGGGTGGTTTGGTTGCAAAAGAAAATATTCTAATTTGGACTGACAATGCATTGTATACAATGAAATTTGTTGGAGCTCCATTTACGTTTGGTTTTGAACAAGTTGGTACAAACTGTGGATTAATAGGTAAAAACGCAGCAATAGAAATTGATGGTGTTGCATACTGGATGGGTAACAATGGATTCTTTTCTTTTGATGGTACAGTTAATACTTTACCATGTAGTGTTGAAGACTTTGTTTATGATGATTGTAACACTACAAAAGGTCAACAAATAAATGCTGGTATTAATAATCTATTTACAGAAGTAATTTGGTGGTATCCAACTCAAAATGCAGATTTTAATGATAGATATGTTGTCTATAATTATGGCCAAGACAATGCAAGATTACCTATGGGTAATTGGTATACAGGCACAAATACTAATTCAATTAGAACAAGTTGGATTGACTCACTAGTATACCCTAAACCATATGCTACAGCTTATAATAGTTCTAACACAGGCACATTCCCACAAATTATTGGTGAAACAGGTTTAGGTCAAACCGTATTTTTTGAACATGAAATAGGAACCGATCAAGTTAATCCTGATGGTAGTGTCACTGCCTTAACTTCTTTTATTAAATCATTTAGTTTTTCTTTACAAAAAGATCAAGCAGAAGTATTTCTAGCTATGAGAAGATTTTTACCAAACTTTAAAGTTTTAACAGGCAACAATCAAATTACATTAGCTATAAAAGATTTTCCATCTGATGATGATGAACAAACTTCGTTGAGTCCTTTTACAATTACATCTAGTACGACTAAAGTAGATACACGTGCTAGAGGTCGATATGCAAACATAAAGATAGAAAATACTAGTGTAGGTGAGTCATGGCGATTTGGTACATTTCAAGTAGATTTACAACCTGATGGAAGGAGAGGGTAATGGCTAAAGTAGTGGTAAGATTACCAGAACCTAAAAAAGAATATAGTGAAGACAATCAAAGACAAATTAATAGAGCGTTGTCTACAATCATAGAACAATTAAACTCTACGTACTTAACACAATTAAAAGAAGACCAAGAACGATTTACTTGGTTAGGATTAGGATAATGGCAAATATATACAAAAACGAAAAGAAAAGTTTAACAAATACAGATCTAACAACTTTATACACAGTGCCTGGTAACTCTCGTGCTATTGTTAAATCTATTTTAGCAGCTGAAGATGCAGCAGGTTCTGCTGTAGTTAAAGTTACTTTAGTTGATGCTAGTTCTAATATTTTTGTAGTAGACAATCAAGTTAGTCTATCTGCTAATGAAAAAGAACAAGTTTTAAGTGAGCCTTTAATTATGATGGAAAGTGAAATATTGAAGGTGCAAGCAAGTAGTGGTAATGTAGATGTAATTGCATCAGTATTAGAAATTAACAGGGAGGATAGATAATGCCGTTTATAGAAACAGAAGCCTCAGTCAGGTATGAGACAATCAATGGTAAAAGAGTGCCAGTGATTACACCAAAAACAGAGGTTACATTAACTAATACAGTGACAGGTCAAGAGTATATGTCTGATGCAGAAGCTATGGCTGATGTGCAAAATCCAAGCACAGATACCAAGTCTGAACACATTAGAAGAGACGTAAATGTGACTGTAGAAGAGATAAAGATAGGCGCTGGCTTTAATATCAGCGATTGATTATTAGGAGAAAACCAAGTAAATTAGTACATTATGCCACTTAAGAAGATAAAACGAGCAGTTAAAAAAATTACAAAGCCAGTATCTAGGTTTTTAGGTAAAGTTATACCTAGAGAGGTCAAACCTTTTTTACCTTTTGCAGCTGCAGCTTTTCCATTTTTAGCACCCACAACTTTTGGAAGTGCTGCTTCTGGTATAGGAAGTCTATTAAGAGCTGGTAGATTTGCACCACAGATAGGAGGTGCAATATTACAAGGTGGTTTAAATATAGGATCACAATTAGCTCAAGAAGGCAGTGAAGGAGATTTTTCTGGATTGTCTGCATTGTTAGCAGCGGGTCAAGGAGCGATGTCTGTTCCTGGAGCGGAATCTGTTGGTGGTGATGTTATAAGACAAAGTTCTGCGGATGTATTTGCATCTGCTGGGAAAGATGCAACGGGTTTATCTAAAATGGGATTAGGTGCGCTAGAAAAAGGTGCAAAAAGTATAGAAGCATCTCAAGGTGTATTTCAAGATTTGTTTACACCAGGTGCAGAAAATCCTGGAATAATGAAAATAGCAGGAGCATCTATAACTCCATTTACACAAGGATCAGTAGATCTTGCTATGGCTACAGCTAGAAAAGCTTTAAAAGATTATGAAAATGAATTAGCAGAATACGAAAGAATAACAGGAGAAGCACAGACAGCCTCTGATGATGCCAGAAGAACAGCTATTAGAGCTGCCATGATTGCAGGTGGTCACTCTGAAGATGTGATTAGTGAAACATTTAGTTTATTAGGATTAAAAGATGGTGGTAGAGTTGGTCTTCGAGAAGGTGGTATGAGTGTATTTGAACAAATAACGCAACTACCAGCAGCATCGCAAAATTTTATACCTGGATTCGGACGACCTGGTTTTCAACCTCTTATGGCAGCAGGTCAAATGCCTGTTTTTCCTAGACTAAGACAATTAGAACAAGGAATAGATACAGCAGAAAGTGATTTAGGAAGTATAAGAAGTAGATTGGGAAATCAAGAAGGACGATTAGGTGGTCTTATGGCAATACAGCCCGAATTTGGTTTAGCTCGTCAACTACCACTACCTCGTCGAATAGAAGATTTAAGACAATTAGGACGTGGACCTGGTGGACTTGTAGCACAAAATATGAAAGATGGTGGAATGACTGGATTAAAAGACGGAGGTATGTTAGATTTAGATGGTAAAGAAATGGATCTACGAGGTGGTGGATTTGTACCGATAGGTAAAAAAGAGAGAGCGGACGATGTCCCTGCAAGATTAAGCAAAAACGAATTTGTAA